AGCCATAATGGACGTTTAATTGTAAATATATTTATGGCTGGTAATGCAAGATTCCATGATAAACTACATAGCAAAAATCATCATACCCTACCAACATCGGGATATTATGATAGTGCTTCTGATCCTATTGCTTCTCCAGCATCACCATTTCAAGGAGATTTTCATATTAATGGGACATTAAGTGCTAGTAATGGAATTATTATTCCATCTTCAGTGATTGTAGGAAATCTTACTGCAACAAATGCTATATTTGATGGAGTAGTTAAGATGGATTATTTATCAGGAGAATTTGATGAGGCTATATTGAGTGATAATCCAAGTACTGTTGGAAACGGTTCTAGAACATTAACATTAGATTTCGAAAATGGTATTTATACTACTAGCGTTTTAAATATAAATTCAAATGTATATTGTACATCTGGAATAGATGCGAAATCAATTGATGTTGATAATGGTATAGTTCAAAATAATTTTAAAGTTCAAAATGATTTATTAGTTGTTGGAAATTTAACTGCCAATCAATTGAAATTAAACTCAAATCTTATTGGAAATGGGTATTTAAATCTTAATAATTCTTCATCGAATACAACAATTAGTGCTAATCAAGCATCTGGAACTAATCCATTAATCACAATGCATTATGGTAATGTTCAAAAATTTAAAGTGAATTATGATGGAAGTGTTGAATCATCTGGAGATGTTATTGGAAATAATATTACATTATTACAAACTACATCTTCATTATGGAACGATTCAAGAAGTTCATTGCAATCAAATTCTGCTATTTGGAATAGAGCATATTCAACAATAAACAATTTATCATCAAATTGGAATACGACATACAATACAGTATCTTCAATTTCATCAAATTGGTCAGAAGTTTATACATCATATCAAACAAATTCGGGAAGTTGGGTAAATGCTAGAACTACATTGGCTTCAAATTCTGGAAAATGGGAATCATCATATAATACATTAACAGCAACTTCAGCAAATTGGAATTTAGCATATGCATGGTATAATAATGATTATACTACAATAAACAATGTTGTTACATCTGTAAATGCTTATCAAAATAATTGGAATGCATCATATACAACACTAACTTCTACATCTGGAAATTGGTCTGGAGTTTACACATCATATCAAACTAATTCTGGAAATTGGGTGGAAGCTAGAACTACTTTGTCAGCAAATTCTGCAAATTGGAATGAAACTAGAACAACAGTTCAAACAACATCTTCTGATTGGTTAAGTGGTAATAATACATTAACACATTCTTCATCTGTAATAAAAACTCAGATATTATCTACTGCACAATCTTTCTATGTGCCTGTAACATCAGTTGTATTATCTGCTGCTAATGTAAATCTATCTGCTAATAGCCCAACATACATTAGTGTTACAAATGCTACAGGAGCAGAACAATTTAATCTTCCAACTGGTTTAAATTCAGTTCATAATGGATTAACTTTTGTTATTAAAAATAATACTATAACAAATAATCATTTCCATGTTTATTATAATGGAAGCGCATTACAACAAATTGACCAGTATCAAAGATATTCATTTATTTGGAATTCAACAACATGGTTAGTATTCTAATATGTTCGTAAAAACAAAATATTTTAAGTTTAAAGTATTGGCAAATATACCATCTGCTCCAATAATTTCCAGAATGGTTATTCCTTCATTGTTTGTAATTGGTCAACCAATTGTTGCTGAAGTTATTTGCGAAACATATGTTCCATTAACATATCAATGGTATAAAAACAATGCATCATTAGGTCCAGTTTACAATAAACCTAAATTATCAATATCTTCATTAGCATCTACAGATGCTGGAATATATTTTTGTATTGTTAAAAATAGTAAAGGAAGAACAGTTAGGTCTACATCTTTTACTGTTAAATTTTAGAAATCTCCAGCATCTACTACATCTATACCTTTTCTGATAAATCCATCTGGTGCTGTACCAATAGCTTCTTTGATTTCTTCTTCAATATATTCACCTAATAATTCTTCATTATCGATGATATCAATCATACGTTGAGGTCTAGCTGGAACCGCATCTTCGACTCCAGTACTTAAGTCGTAAGTTCCATAAACATGTGTATCATTGAAATTCATATCAATAATATTTTGTTTACTGAATTGATCTGCACTACCAACATAGAATTTTCCACCAGATTTTTCTTCCATAGGAATTGTACTTGAAAGTTTTCCATAGAAAGTATCTTCTGTCATTTGTTGATTTACTGCTTCTTGTGGTAAACCAGGTTGCCATGAGTATTCCATCCTCTTTGCCTTAATTTCCCATCCATAATGTCCCCCTAATGGATTAAGATTATTTCCACTTACATCTTGGTCTTTTCTTTGTGTAATTTCAAAAAAGTTTCCACCTCTACCATTTACTCTATCACTGCCATATTCAAATAAACACACAACATCACCACTCTTTGGTTCAAGATTTTGATTTAATGCTATATGAATGCCATCTCCTGAAAATGCACTAACGAATGATTCATATGTAAAATATCCTGTGAATTCATCATCTTGATTGAAACCAAATTGACTTAAAGATAATGATGATTCATTTAAATTGATTATCATTTTTATCAACTTTGGACCATGAAAACCAGCAGTTGGTTGCTCTCCATAAAATGTATCTGCACTTAATGTCGTGGTCATATTAACATAGTAATTGACCTTTTGGCCCATCAATTGAACCATTTCATCAGCAGCAGATTTAATAACTTGCATATCTGGTGCTAAACTCAATTTATCATATAGTTCAGCACATTGACCCCCATTACCAGCACCAGAATAAAAAAAGCAAGCCATATTATTATTTATCTAAATTTTAGATAGACTAAAATTTGTTCCATTATTTTTTAAAACTAATCCAGACTTTCTTAGTTTTACACTTTTACCAACTTCTGGTAAATTTACATTAGATTTTGAAGCCATTTCTTGAGCTTGTTGATTTGAAATACTACCATCAGATATTTTTTGTTTATAGTTATGGTCTCCTTGCTTATATCTATTAGCAATAATATTCATTCCTTCTTCTTTTCCATTTCTAACTTCTACTCCTCTATTTGTTAATCTTCTATCTGTTCTATGATGAGGATTTTTTGGTTCTTTTGAATTCAAAAGTTTTTTATTCCCTTTATCTGTCATAAAGGGATTTTTACCAACACCAAAAAAATACTCTAGAAATGTTTGCACAATATTATTTATAAAAAAAGGGATGTCTTTTTAGGACATCCCTTTTAAGCATGAATATATGAACTACTTTTAACGATTTAAAATATTTTTACCTTTTCCTGAAACACCATACTCAGTGGTATGAGCCTTCATGCTCTTACCATCATCATATGACATATTCATCTTTTGAAGACCGTGTGGCTTAGTTACATCAGTCTTTGCTGTACCGTGTGCGTTTGTTGCATTGGTTGCAGCACCTTGAACACGTTGATTTCTTCCTTGAAGAGCTTTTACATACTTATCAACTGGAAGCTCTTCCATGGTTTCTACTGCTGGAGATTCACCAAATGAACCACCTTCTTCTTCACCTTCTCCACCTTCTTCGCCTTCGCCGCCTTCTTCACCTTCTCCACCCTCTTCTTCACCTTCTCCTTCTTCTCCACCTTCATCTTCACCAACTACACCCTTGAGAACTTCCATGAGTTGTCTAGCCATATCTTTTGAAATGGTTAGAGTTACAGAATCTCCTTCATCTTCTCCACCCTCATCTCCTCCACCAATACCGAGTTCAGCAGCATCGTCATCCATTTGTGAATCACCACCTGCGTCTCCACCCATATCAGGAGCACCACCACCAAATGAAGGTTCCATACCAGACTGTTCGTTGATAACTTGATTGAATAACTTATCGAATAATGAATTTTTAGCCATACATCTATTTATATTGTTTATTACATTTTTTCTAGGTCATTGAATAAAAACTTAAAATTATGTTAAGTAATTATATGCCTAGAGTAGCAAAAAGTATTTATTTAAACAATCCAAATTTGCCATCAATAGATGCAACTTTCGAATACACTCCTCATATGGTGAAAGAATTGAGGAAATGTAAAATGAATGTTTTATATTTTGCTGAAAACTATTTTCACATTATTCATTTGGAAAAAGGTAAAGAAAAAATAAAATTACATAATTACCAAAGAAATGCATTAAGGTTGATGAGAGATAATAGATTTAGTCTTTTATTATTTTCCCGTCAGAGCGGTAAAACTACTTGTTCTACTATATTCTTATTATGGCACGCTATATTCAATGATTATCAATCAATAATGATTGTTGCTAACAAAGAAGAAACTGCTAAGGAAATTTTTTCAAGGATGAGGTTAGCATTCGAAGGTTTGCCAAACTGGCTGAAACCTGGTGTTAAAGAATATGGTAAAGAGTCCATGGAATTATCTAATGGTAGTAAGATTAAAATAACAACTACTACTAGTTCTGCTGGTCGTGGTAGTTCTTGCAATGTTCTATTCATAGATGAGGCTGACCATATTGAACATAGTTTATTGAATTCTTTTTGGTCTGCTGTTTATCCTATTATTTCTTCTTCAAAGAAATCTAAGATTATCATGGCATCAACGCCTAGAGATACTTCTGGTATTTTCTATAGATTATATAAAAAGTCTATAGAAGATAGTGATAGTGTTTGGAAATCATTGGTAGTTAAATGGAATGATATTCCTGGTAGAGATGAAGAATGGGTAAAAACTACAAAACTTGGTATGGATGACCCTACTACGTTTTCTCAAGAATTTGAATGCGAATTCCAACAAATTGGAGAATCAACAATTAATGCAGTTGTAGTTGAAGAATTGAAGAAAAGTATAGAAGCTCCAATGTATGTGTACGATGAAGGAAATTATCTATTATGGGATACTCCACAAGAAGATAAATTTTATGTAGCAGGAGTTGATATCGCAGAAGGTGTGATGAAAGATGCATCAGTTATTCAAATATTAGATATTACTGATGTTAAATCAATTAATCAGGTTGCAATATACAGAAATAATGCAATAACCCCCATGGAATTTACTACTAAATTGAATGAGATATTAGGACATTGGGGCAAACCATTAGCATTAATTGAAAGAAATAATTGTGGTGCTCAAGTTGTTGATAATCTTAAACGCGAGTTTCATTATGATAATATTGTTTGTTATGGTGAATCTAAAGTTAACAATATAATAAACAGACGTTTAGGGGTAATTGCACATACAAATACCAAATACGAAGCAATTCAAAATCAAAGATATTGGATTAATGTAACAAATTCATTAAAGCTTAGAGATATTAATACATTAAATGAATTAAAAGATTTCGTAAAAGTTAGAAATAATACATGGAGTGCAAAAGCAGGGAGCAATGATGATAGAGTTATGGCATTATTTTGGGCATTAATGATATTGCATGATGAGATTGTTGAAAAATATTTTGATGTAATATCGAGAGATGAAAATAAAAAACCAAATGCAATTCACCCAATTGATTATGGTGTAAAGTTATTCACAAATCCTCATTCTATATATAGAAACGAAAAAGATGGTGCTGGTGGAGATGCTTTACCATCAATATTTGGAGGATATGGTGGAATAATGGATAATCCTGATTATATGGATTTGATAAATAGTGGATATAAACCATTATGAGCCATATAACTTACTATGACCAAACTCCTTTAAATAAGGCGAGGTCAGATAAATTTTCTTTGAGATTTAATGTTCCATTAGCTTTGATGGATAAAAATAAAAGGTTTCAAAGAAATAATTCTACATTTGATTTGACTACATTTCAATTTTCGGTTTTTGGTACAATAGTACCTAAGATACAAGTTCCAGCAATAGATGCGAAATATAGTGGGAGCAATATCTATGTTTCAAGTCATGCAAAACCAAGTTATGAACCTGTTACTGTAAAATTTACAATCGATAATATGTTTAATAATTATTGGGTAATTTTTTCTTGGTTAGATTTATTAAGAAATCAAGATACAGACATATATTCTGGAACATTAAAACATTCGGATAAAGGATTAGGACAATATTCTACAGATTTTGAAATTGTAGGTAAAGATGAATTTAATAAAGATGTAATTAAATGGATTTATAAAACAGCATTTCCAACAGATTTGGGAGAAATTTCATATAATTATAGAACTCCTAATGAATTAGAAACTGAAATGACTTTTGTTTTTAGAAGTTTAGAAACGATTTTGCTATAACATTTAATTTTTTAATCATTAGAAAACTAAATAAGTTTATGGCAAGATCAATTCAATCACCCGGCGTAGAAATTCGAGAAAAAGATTTATCGTTATCTCCAGTTATTCCAGCAGGAACAAACATCTTTATGGCTGGTTTCGCACCAAAAGGACCAACTGATGAAGTTCTTCAAATTACTTCTGTAGAAGAATTGGAACAAGTTTATGGTACTCCTACCAATTCAGCAGAAAGATATTTCTATCATAGTGCAAGACAAATCCTAAATGTACCAGCAGGAACACTATTTACTACAAGATTACCATATGGTCAAGGTTCTGGTGAAGGATATGGTTCAAAATATGGTGCATTAGTTTATCCTGTTGTTGTAGCTGAAAAGAAATCATACAAAACATACAGATTATATGATGTAAATAAAAGCGTTTTTACAATTCCTACTGTTTTAGACGCTTTACTTTCAAATGATCCTGCTAATCCTACCGTAAAACTAATAATTTCAGAATTTGACACAGATTTACAAGACATTACAATAGATGATTTAAATAATTCTTCTACTTTGATTGCTAATGGTATTGTTGGTGGAAATAGAAAAATTTCTGTTGTAGATGGTGATAAACTCAGAGATGCTATTCAAAATTTAAAAGATAATGTAAAAGATGATGCATATTATGATTCTGATGCTCCAACATCAGGATCAGCATTTGACGAAATGAATGCTTGGTATGATAGCTTAAACGCATTATATAATAGAATCAACGATTATTGGTATTCTGATAATATTGAAGTTCATACAAATTTGGATATTAGCGAAGATAATACAACATCAACATATGTATTAGGTGCTCCAAAATTCTTTGAATTAAGCATTGATCAATATAATGGAGTAATTGAAAGGTCGGCATTTACTTCTACTGGTGGTGATTGGAGCTTATCTGCTAAAGGCGTTAATGAAATTAATGGACCTGAAGATTTTGGTCATGCTGGATTAATTGTTCTTAATAAGATACAATCAACAATTAATGGAAAATGGGAAGGACATTATCTATCATTGATTGATAATACTAATCTTCAACCATCAACTGATTCTGATTCACTTACTGGAATTTATACAAATATTAAAGAATTAAATACTTTAGGTGCTACAGTTAGTTCAATGACACCTGTAGTTGATGCTAAGTTGGCATTCAAGATTACTGACTCTGCTAATAGAGGTGGAACAAAATCGCTAGCTGAAACTGTTGAGAGTTTAGCTTTCCAATTCAGTGATATGGTTGATTCAACATTTGATGATATTTTAGGTGTAACTCTTATAAAATTAAGAACCAGTCCATATGCTCCAACTTCCGTTCAACTTGATTATATGGTTGAAGAGAATTTTGTTGGTTCATTAGATTTCCACAAGCAAATCAATTCAAAATCAGGTGGTCTTCCAACATCATTTTTCTTAGATAATCTTTCAGATCCATCTAATAATGTTGTTATAATGACAAACACATATATTAATGGAAAGAACAGAGGCTCATGGCAAGATGCACAAGGAGTACCAAAAACAAAAGTTCGTTTGATGGGTGGAAATGCAATTAAAGTTTTATCACAAACATTAAATGCATCTCAAGCAAAATATGGGTTTACTTCACATGAAGTTGAAATGATTCAAACAAAACTAATAAATTCTTCTTCTAGCGTCTCTAGTTCTGCATTAAAATATGCAAATTCTGATAATGTTTATCCAATCGGAGTATATTCTTCTTCAAACAATAGTAAGAAACTTATTGGAGAAGTTGGAGCAAAATTAGATCGCGTATTTAGAAAAATTGAAAATGATGAATTGTTTGATGTTAGCTTATTGATTGAAGCTGGTCTTGGAACAATCTATACTGCATCACAATTAAATGCTCACAATGGAACTAATGTAGATCAAACAAAAACATATTTTGATGACGAACAATTGAGTCCTAAATACAAGCAAGAATTGGCGGTATTAAAAACAAGCATGTCAAACATGATTACAGATAACTATAGAACTGTATTTGATAAGTTTGACCAATTCTGTTCTTCATTAAGAAAAGATTGCATGTTTATTGCAGACCCACTAAGACATATTCTTATTACTGGAGCAAATGCAAAAACCTTAAGTGATAGAACAAAGACATTCTCTTCTGATATTTATGAGCCACTTAGAAATCTATTTGCATTAGCTAATAGTAGCTATAGTTGCACATATGCAAACTGGGTGAAAGTAACCGATCCATTCTCAAGTACAAAAGTATGGGTACCATTCTCAGCATGGGCAGCAGCAGATATGGCAGCAATGGATGTTAATTACCAACCATGGTATGCTCCAGCAGGATTTACAAGAGGTAAGGTTACTGGCGTTCTAGATGTAGCATTGACTCCAAAGCAAAAAGAAAGAGATTCTCTTTATAAGATTTCAGTCAACCCAGTTGCTTACTTCCCAGGTGATGGATTTAATATCTTTGGTCAAAAAACAATGTTAAGACAACCAAGTGCATTTGATAGAATCAATGTACGCAGATTGTTTATATTCCTACAAAAGGCTACAAAGAAAACTACAAGATATTTTGTGTTCGAACCTAATACAGCATTTACACGTTCAAGAATGGTTAATACATTAAAACCAATATTTGAAATCGCAAGAAATGATAGTGGTATTAGTGAATATGAAATTGTTTGTGATGAAAGAAACAATACATCAACAACAATTGATCAAAATGAATTGATTGTTGATATTTATATCAAACCAGTAAGAACAGCTGAATTCATATTAGTGAACTTCTATGCTACTTCAACATCAACTTCATTTAATGAATTAATTGGAGCTTAATAACAACAATAAACAATAAATAATAATATGGCTACAACAGATCAATATATTGACAAGTTCTTTCAAAATGCGGTTGCTAATGATTTTTCTAGGGATTATCATTTTAGAATAAATTATATTCAAACTGGTGGTCCTGGTGGAATTCTATTGAATTCTAATGATATGGTTTTTGCTAGAACTGGTAAATTACCAGGAAGAAATATAACAAATCAAACAGTAAAATATGCTGGACAAACATTCAATCTACCAGGAGCCGTTGAGTTTCCTGGTAGTGAAGCTTACGAAATGGAATTTTATTGCCAAGAAAATTCTTTGTTGAGAGAAAAGTTATTGCAAGAAAGTATTAGAACATTTAATGCATTTGATGGCAGTGCTGGATATGCATTTGGTGCTGGAGCTACTCCAAATGCAACAGGTTCTATTGCTGGTCCATCTTCAGTAATGGAAGTGACACAATTAAATAAATTGTTAAGTCCCATAGCTAGGTATACTTTAGTTGGTGTTTCTATTAGAAGTGTTGGAGAAGTAGCATATGAAATAGCTGAAGGTAGTGGTGCAATTAAAACATTTAGTGTTTCATTCGCATATCATTTCTTTACTAGTGATCCATCAAATGCTACTGGAAATGTTGGTTTAGAATTAAATCCTTATTCTTCAAACGCGAATTTAAGAAGGTAATTTTAGCATATAATGGCTACGGCTTTACAAGATTATAGTCCAGCCAGTAGATTTTTAGAGTTGATTGGTAAGTGGGAGTATGATGTTCCACTTACCACTCAATGGTTTGTAACCATAACTCCTAAAAATCCTTCATACTTTTTAAGTAAATTAAACGACAAAAATTCATCTGGAATTTTTAAAGATAATGGTATTGTTTTAGGCGGTAAAGAATTAGATTTATTATTAAATTCTTCTGTACAAAAAAATATTACTGATCCAGATGCTTCTGGATTATTTTTTGTTCAAAGTATTAAAATGCCTAAAGAATCATTTGCAATATCTACTGCTGGTATTGAAAATATGGGAGGATATTTAAAAGGAGCAGTTGGTGGTGATAGACTTAGTTTAAGTGAAAGAACTATTAACATTGGATTTTTGGAAACTAATGTAGATTTTAATGATGGTATTATAAGACCTTGGATTATTACAGCAGGATATGAGGGATTAATAGCTCTTAAAGGTAGTTCAATTAAAGCTGATATTAGAGTTGCTCAATATACTAAAGCTAAAGGTTCTGAAAAAAAACCAAGAAGAAAGTTGTTTGAATTTTTTGATTGTGTACCATATAGTATGGGAGAATCTTCATTAGATTATGAGGGAGAAAAAATAATAACTAATAGTGTAGACTGGGTTTTTAATAATTATTCATATAGTATTGTTTAAGATTTAATTCGAGTTAAATCTTTATTATGAAATATAAAAAAGGTTGCAAATTACCTATATATAAAAAAGAATTATATATTGAAAGAATGCGTAATGATACGTATTTAGAATTTTTATATTTGACTTCTTTAGAAGATGATGTATCATTGAATAATTTTATTGAAGAATACTTAAAATATAATATAAATGATGATTCAATATATAAAAACTTGACAAGTTTAGACAAGTTCGTTATAATGTTATATATAAGAATGATTTCATTAGGAAATGATTTAAAAATTAATGCAGAATTAACATCATTAAATTATAATATTAATAGTATAATAGATAATATTAATAATAAATTTAATGAAACAGATTTAATAAAATCTTATAAAACTGATTTAATTACTATTAATATTGGTTTGCCTAAAAATTTAATTATTAATGATATAGATGATATATATCAATCTATTATAAATTAT